TCCCCTTTCGGGGAAACCTGCTACTTTGGTTAAGTAGCGACTCCATTCTAATATAATTATTATATTATTCTATGAGTTCCTCTAAGTTTAATACCCAATCATTCATGTCAAAGTGACCTCTGAATAAGAAGAGTAAGTATTAAGGTTCGAGTATCCCATAGGTAATATAATAGTTTACTCAAAATCTAGGATGCGGGAGGTGAAGATATCTATCAAAGAGTGGAAACTTTGTTAGATATCCTGACTCCGATCCAATGATAATGAGAGTTAGTATCGAGGCCATAGACTCCTAGCTAGAGTTTCAGGGAGGGAATAAGGTTTAATCCTTATTTTCACCTTGTGACCTAGTCGGGCACCTGGTTCAGAAGGACACTCCTTTTGGACTCTATCTCCCTTAAGTGGGTGAACTTTCACTACCTAGCGTACGCAGGTTATTTTCCTGTCGCATGACCAAGCGTGATAAGTGTCATTATTAATATATTTTAAATGAAAAACCTAAAACATACTAATAAAGATAGTAGAGCAAAAGAGCAGAAAACTAAATCACGTAATATGTTTTGGAAACTTACAAAGAATCCTCAACAATTATATGGTAAAGTTTTACCTTCTGTTATCGGCTGAATACTATCTTCGTTTATTAAAGATAGCCAGCTGACTAAACAGGACCTAGCTAGTCTTTCTCTTCGAATCAACGATGTCTTTAAACATCGAGGGTGAGAAGGGGGGATTAAGTACGTCAAGGCATGTCGGCTTATGGTAATGAAACACTTGGAAGGTGCTCCATTATCAGCTGACTATGCTAAGACTCTAGGTATTAAGTTTTGTCTTAAAACAGGTCTTCCAATGATTCTTGGGCCCAAAGGAATTGCTAGTATTGTATCTGGTCACACGGAATCAATCCGCCTGATCTTAACAATATTAACAGCTTCTCGGGCTTTAAAACTCGGAAAAGTTCCTGATTATTCTACCATAGAAGAGCCCGGTTGTACCGGTGCCAGCTTTTCGGAGCTGGTCTCTGATATGGAAAAATATTCGGTTCAATTCTGAGAAGAATCTGGATACCAGGTTAAGACGGGGTCACGTTTGAACTTATTGCCAAAAACTTTAAGATTTAAACGTTACCACTTTACTACGAAGAGTGGTCCAAACGGCCACGCGTTACTTACCTCCTTTTTGGATTATCTGTCTTTAACCGCACCTCTTAGAGATGCGATAATTCAGATTGGAGGGAAAGTAATTGCGAGTCGTTTTGGTACACTTCTGAAGTATCAGAATATAATTGGGCAAATAATACCTGAGTTTATCTTCTCAAGAAGAGTTGATAAACGGGGTTTTCTTTGTTCGAGAGTGATTAATTCATTCCCGGATAAAGAGAATAAAGTAAGAGTTATAGGTGTCGGAGACTATTATAGTCAAACCGTCCTAAAACCTTTACATACTTATTTGTTCCAATTTTTATCCAAAATACCTCAGGATTGCACCTTTGACCAGTCATCATTCGAAGCTAAGTTAGGTATCAACCAAAAGGGTGACGATTTCGTTTCTGCAGATTTGTCTGCAGCTACGGATCGCTTCCCAATTGAAGTGATATCCCTAGTACTTAGAGGTAGACTGCCTAAATGGTATGTTGATGCCTGGGAGACCATTATGGTAAGAACTCCATTTTGATGCCCTTTAGCTGGGAGAGAAATCTCCTATGCTGTTGGAAATCCTATGGGTCTTTACTCATCTTGAGCCTCCTTTAGCGTTGCACACCATTATGTTTTATATTATTGCTGTAAAAAGCTTAATATAAAATGACAGACTGCCCCATACGTGCTTTTGGGGGACGACATAGTCATCCGTTCCCTAAAATTAGCAGGAATGTATAGACAGGTCTTAGGGACCCTTGGCGTTGAGGTTAGTGAATTAAAAACTCACCAATCTCCTTATTTCTTCGAATTTGCAAAACGTTTGTTTTACAAAGGAAAAGAAATAAGCCCTTTCCCCATTTCAGCCCTGCAGAATACGAATAATAAGTTTTGACTTATTACATCGGTTCTGTATGAGTTGGAAAGAAAGGGAGCTTGGGTTTCGATTAATGGAATCCCGGAAACAGTATCGGATTGGTTTGAAACTATCTTCCATTATAAGAGTAAAACTCTTATTAGAATGAAAGATAAGGTTTGAGGAACACTCTCCATTATTAAAGTAATGAAGGGAACCCTTTCTGGAGGGGTATTCATGACTGAATACGCCAAAAGTCTGGGTTACTCATTCGGAGGACGGGTCATAAATGACACCGTCGCACACAATATTTTAAGTAATATTGCCGTTGAGTTGTTTTCAAACTCTATGCCTGGTTCTGATAAATTCAAAAAGGCTAGTAAAGTTCCCCTAGGGGAGCTTGCTACCTCATGAGTTATGAGAATCACAGCATTGTTCGACCATCCAGATCCTGAAGTTAGCTCCACTTGTTATGATCTTGTACAAGCTCTTCCTCAACCGCCAGCTTATGGCCTAGTCGAAGAGATGTATTTAGACATGACAAAACTAGCTTTTAGAATCGATACTAAGGAAGGGGGTCAATGGCCTTTAATTTTAAAGACATTGGCTCTTCCGTTAGACGATACGATCTTTGTAGAAAGAACGTCTCGCTTGATTTCTAAAGGAAGTATGCTTGTTTCTAGACATCTCAAGGACCGCTTAGAGCAAATTGCTGCTTATCCAAGTTTATTGGATTTTTAGTAATTTGTTACTAATGTCGGAGAGAGTATGTACTTGTTAAGGAATTATACGAATTCCGTTAAAAAGAATTCTATTTCCCATTCGGATCTAGGTAGGCAGAATCTTTTGGACTCTACGCCTGTATCCGGATAGAACATTGAATATTTTAACAGATATTCTTTGGATCTATCGCCCATGCCCTTTATAGGTAGCCTGAGTCTTTTGGATTCAAGGCCTATTCTAAGGAAGAATGAGGATAGGTATAACAACTTAATAAGTTCAGTTGAACTTAATCATCTGTTTATGAAGCTACACCTGGTTTCCAGCCAGGTGTCCCTTATAAAATATACTAG